CAATTTTACGGTATTAAGCATTTGAAGAAATGCAGTGACGATGTTTTGAGGGGAATAAGTTCCGTTTCTCTTGTCTTTATTGTTTCTAAGAGTTTTATTCGATTTTTTCAGTCTACGTTTGGTAGGCATATATACTATATATTTATTTTTCTATAATTTCAGCACCTGAATATTCTATCCAATCCTTTAATGTAAAAAATATATAATCGTCCGGTAAAATCCAATCTTTAAATTGCAGTTGATAATGTTGTTCTCTTGGAATATGTTCTAATTCATATTTCCAATTTTTATGTGTGAATTCTCTATCCATAATATCCAAAAATTCTTTTTCACTATGTTCTCCTGTTTGATTACAACCAATTCCAGTATAAAAAATTTTCATATATTTACTATAATTATAAATATGTATAATATTTAACGCAAATATTTAAACTAATTTGGATTAGTACGCGGTATATATTCGGCACCTAAACTATTCATTGTTTCCAACTTAGCAATAGTATTTTCCAAATTGTTCTTATTCATATTTTGGTACAAGTAATCTGTTCCAGGTGAATGCTCATTTTTCTTTATTTGTTTATAGATTTTGTGTATGTTTTGAGTTATAACGGCTATTTTATTTTTATCCTTCACTATTTCTTCATCCGTAGAAAATGGCTCAGTAAACACTTCTATAACAAAATACATTAATAATCTGCGTTTTTTATGGCAACCAGAAGTGTATTTTAAACAAAACATATTTAACGCACTGTTTACAATACGTTGCACTAATGTATTTCGTTTTGAAGCTTCATTAAGAAAAATATCCCAAATTATCCAAACAATATCCATTTGACATTTTACATCTACATGTGCGAATGTTCGACGCTCACATTTTATATTTTCCTTTTTTTGTTTACATATCGTTTCAAATTGGATTATCCATTCCATCCAATAACATGCACTAACACTATTTTTACCTTCTTCTGATAAATTGTAGGCCAATTCATTTGCAGCTATAAATAATTCTTTTGGATCATCTTTTAAAAATATTTCTTCAATAAATTTTATGTCTGGTGCCTTGAAACGTTCTGTCATTTGTGTCAAATCAAAATCCTCTTTTTTTACCTTAACTTCAGCAAAACAATGTTTTTTTCTGGCTTCACATAAAACGCACATTATCTCGCAAAATAGACGTCTCATTTTGTCGCTGTTTCTTAGGCGCAATTCATTGTCTCTGTATCCGCTATTAATTAGTTCCTTAAAGTTATTCATTCTTAGTTCTAAATATGTGATTAATTTTGGGTTACCAATATGAATATGTTTAGTGTAAAACTCTATTATTATATCCCATAAATCAGAATAATGTCCAGAACATATCATTTCCGCACTCCAAAAGCAAACTGATTCTATTTTTGAACTATATAAGTTTTTGATAAGCTCTTTTTTTACGTCGCATTTTTTAAATTCTGAAAAAGTGATACCTTTAAAATCTTTTTGTTCACGTATATCATTAATTTCGTTGTCATTCATTTCTAAGAAAGGTATAGCCAAAAATTTTAACGAATTAACTTATATTTGCTAAATGATTCTATCGAATATATTCTATAGTTATGATAGTTCCTGTATATTTTATAAAAAAAGGACTGTCTAAATTTGCATGAAGAATTGACATAAAATCCCTAACATCAATTAATAAATTTACATGTTCATCGCTTGCACAAATAATATACGTTTTATCATTCCTATTTACAAACTTTAAAATATATTGTGAATTACTATTTTTCACATGGCTTATATGATACTCCAATAAAGATGATTTAATAAATTTATCTTTAGTTATTTCTATATACTCTGGATCAATCTGGTTTTTTGAATACATATAATCAACCATTATAATATATACATATAATCACTTTAATATATTTTATTTTTGCTCTTAAAAAAAGTATCTATAATATATAGATGCAAGATATATTAAAAAAAATACAATCAACTATTAGGACTTTAGGACATTCGTATAGTAAAACCTCCATATGGGGCAAGGTTTTAATATTTATTGCTTTATTACTTGTATTGGTTTTATTTTTTAGAGGCATTAAAACTGCAAAAGAGGGTTTCGAACAAAACGACCAATTCTTATTTAAGACCGGTCCGGAAGTTTATGATGATTTTTATGTAGATATTTATGATTATTTAGTATTTAACAATATGAAAGATGATTATGAAGTTGGTGAAATTATAAATAAAACAACTCCATCAAGCAAAAGCAAAATTTTAGACATCGGTTGTGGAACAGGTCATCATGTTTCTTCTCTTGGCTCAAAAGGGTTTGATGTTTTAGGCATTGATATTTCTCCATCAATGATTAAAAAAGCGAAGGATAATTTTCCAGATTATAAATTCGATGTAGCTGATGCAACAGATTCTGCCAAATTTGACCCAAATACATTTACTCATATTTTATGCATGTATTTTACGATTTATTATTTTAAGGACAAAAAACAAATATTCGATAATGCTTTTACTTGGTTAATGCCAGGTGGTTATTTAATAGTACATTTAGTAGATAGATCACGGTTTGACCCTATTTTGCCCCCTGGTAATCCATTGTTATATGTGTCGCCACAACGTTATGCTAAGGAACGCATCACATCCACAAAAGTTAAATTTACGGATTTTGCGTATAGCGCTGATTTCCAATTAGACGAGAAAAACAATATAGCGAAATTTACGGAAAAATTTAAGAATGATAGTGATGGAAAGGTGAGAAAGAATGAGCAAATAATGTATATGCAAGACATACAAGAAATTGTTGATGAAGCACAGGGTTGTGGATTTATTGTAGAAGCAAAGATCGACTTATTGCAATGTCAATACGAATATCAATATTTGTACATTTTTGTTAAACCCAATTAAAAAATAAGATTTAGTCCATATCTTGCACTTGTGAAGCCATATACGTTTCAATTGCCTCATTTTTATTCAACCATCTACCTATTTGGACTTGTACATTTTCTGAATCTTTGTAATGCTCGAAATAATATTTTATATTTTCTAATTTTTCATCTCGTATATCAGTTATATCGTTGTATTTTTTATATTTATACGACACTTTTTTACACGGACACATTATCAGTTTTGGGTTATACCCAGTATCATCTATTGTTTCTAATACACCTAAAAATTTACATCTAATATAACACCCAGTAATAAGTGTAGTATCCATATATAACACAACATCTAATGGTTTTTCATTAATTCCCATTGTCTTTGGTATAAAACCCAAATTATAATCATTATTTAAGGGTGTACTAAAAATTGTATCACAAATTAGACCCATTAAGGTATTATCATATTCGTATTTAACTGACGAACCCTTAGCAACATTAACGTATACATCAACTTCTATATCTTCTATATTTACTGCGTTTATTCCGTTCATAATTATATATTAATATCTATCTATTTATTTATATTATTTAATTATATCAATATATAATATGTCAGAAAATAAAAATAATAATAAATTTATAATAAAACAAGATTCTTATCAAATAAGCGAGTCATATATAGTGTTTTGTATAGAAATGTATCGAATGTTGGTTTCTTGTTTACTGTTAATTTTTATTCCGAAAAAATGTGTAGACCACACATGTAGTTATTCAGAAAATATATCTTACGATAATAAACAGAACAAGTTTTATGCGTCTTGTTTAATATTAAATTTTATAACGATGACGTTATTTTTTATAATGTATATAATTGAACTAAAAAGAGAACATAGATTAATTAATTATTTAGAAGTGAATAAAACACTTCCTTGTGATAATGACTCGGTTGGCGTTTTTTTACAAGATTTACCTATACATAAAAGAAATCTAATTCTATCCATAGACAAATTATATCAAAAAATGGCATACATTTGCATTACATTTTTCGTAGGAAATACTATTTTTAGTGGATTTATTGTGTATGATTATTATTTAGATAACCAGACAACCACTACTTTTGTGACAAACGTTTTATTTATGGTATTAAAAATTGTAGACATACGTATGACAATTAATACCGAAACAAATATATTTTATTCAGCATATTTAAAAGATAAGGTGCAATACAATGATGTTGATCCACGTGAAAAAATATCTAATAACATTTGTAACGTTGTAGAAGAAGAAGAGGATGATATTGTTCCATATAAAAATATAAAAAACAATCGTAATTACAATAGATTTATTGAAGATGTTGGTGTAGAACTGAAAATTTTCGATGGTGTTTTATAATTTATCTGTTGTTTTCTTCGTCTTCTGCGTCTTCTTCTTTATCTTCGTCTTCGTCTTCGTCTTCGTCTTCGTCTTCGTCTTCATAATCTCTTCCAAAAATATTTTTAAAACATTGTTTATAATCTTTTGCATATTCCAAAGGCTCAGAACTACCATAATATTCTAATAATGCTTCGTAACAATCAAGCTCATTACTGAAAAAGAATTTTTTGGTTGTCTCTATTAAACTATTGCATTTCTCAAAATATTCACAAATTTCACGACCAAATAAATCCTGTAAATTTATTATATTGTTTTTTAATTGTTCATTCTCTGTTAAAATTTTATAGTATTTTTCTTTTAACACTGTATATTCATTGTCATTGTTATTATAGTTCATTATATATTATTATTATTATATAATATTATATACTATTTTTATATCCTTTTTCTTATTTAGAAAATCAATAAAAATAAAATCGTTAAGTAAAATTAAAAATTATATAATTAACAGTTAATGCTGTTATATATATTAGGATTTTTTATATTATGTATAATGTTATTTTTCATGTATATACGTATAAAATATCCGTTTTGGGCTCTGCAACCGGTTTTTCATTTTTATGATATTTATTATTGGTTCATAAATATTGGAGTTATTCGTGAAGAATTACCTGAAAAAAACAGATACGTAAACTTAAAAAATATTAAAACTATAAATTATGAGCAAGTTGATAATAATTTGTTAACACAATTTGTTACATTAATCCAATTAAATTATTTGAGGAATAATGATAACATTTTTAAGCCATTAAAGGAAAATATTGTACCATATTTTGTCGGACATAGCACGAAAACGTTTTGGTCTTTTTATAATGAAAAAGATGTGTTAATCGACAATAAAACAAATTTAACAATTGAAGACGAAAAAATAATTGCAGTTATAACCAGTAGACCATTACATGTAAAAATAAATAGTCATAATAAGGTATTCGATGTTTATTATGTTGATTATTTATGTGTTAATAAAGGATGGAGAAGGAAAAACATTGCACCACAGCTTATACAGACCCATGAATACAATCAGTCACATCTAAATAAAAAAATATGTATAAGTTTATTTAAAAGAGAGG